AAGTGGCTGGTGCGCTTCCAACAAGTTTAGGTATTATTAATTCTCTACGTGCGTTGGGCGTAACATCTTCTGCCGTAGCTGGTGGGTTAGAAACCGGTGCTTATGGTCTTGGTATTGGTGAGGACACAACAGACAGACTTGAAAAAGGTATGTACTACGGAGCAGGCGGTGCTATTGTTGGTCGTATTTTTGACAGTATCTTTGATCCCCAACTAGGTCGTCAAGTTGATTCTGTTGATGAACTTAACAAACAAAAAGTTAATTTACAAGAACAACTTTTACAGGAAGCTAAGGTAACTAGACCTACTGCTGAGTTAACTAATGATGAGTTAGCTACGCAATTACTTATGCGTGAAGTAGAATACTTAGGGGACACAGTAGGTAGACAAGGTGCACTACCTTCTGACTTGGGAAGCATGTTAACACGTATGCGTGATTACGCTATTGATATGGGCGTAAACATGAAACAGTTTAATAAGGTCTATAACTCTAATAAAGACATAAAAATTTTAAGGGAAAAACTTAACGAACAATTTGAAAACTTAGATGAGTTGTCTTTCTTAAGACAAGACTTAGTAGACATGACTACTGGTCGTCTTATGAAAGATGTTAATACAACAATACCACAAGCACAAAGCACTATTGTAAAGTTACGTAGGTTGGCTTCTCCTCTTGCTACACTAGCTGAAGAAACAGTAGGTAAGTCTTTTTCTGAGCGTATTATACGAGGAATGAATCGTGTTGTTCGTGGTCAAACTGTATTAGATAAAATGTGGAAAGGTATGGAGCCTTTTCGTGAGTTAGCACAAGACAACGTAAAGTTTAATGATGCTTTGTTAGATGTAATGAACTCACGTTTGTCTCAAGAATTTAGAGAAAAACGTCTTAAAGCTGCAATAAACATAGCAAGGGGTAAAATTGGTAAAGGATCAGAGGATAGACTTAATCAGTTCTTTGAAGACAACCTTGAGTTTTCTAAGCGTTATCGTAGAGAGGTAACTGCTGGTGATTTATCTCGTTTGTGGATGCACTCTAACGTAACGTCTACTGCTGATGATTTTAGTCTCCGTTCTTTTAGACAAAAAGCCCAAGCTAAATCAGAAGATGCAGCTTCTAAAGATATTCAACGTCCTTCTATGCAGGAGTGGCGTAAAATAAATGCCGGTAAAGATGTAGCAGAACAAAAAGAATATGAAAATATTTTTGATTCTCATTGGAGATGGCAACGCCAGACATTAACACGTATGGAATTAGGCAAGCAACTTGGTTTTCGTACTGTCGGTAAGCCTCTTGTAGCTAAAGGAAAGAAAACTTTAGAGCAGACAGCAGCAAAGGAATCCGGTTCTTTTAAGTTGTTTGATGATCGTATTATTGAAGAAGCTCTTAAGCGTGAAGGCTTGTCTGATGTACAGATTAGTAATGCTAAACAAATTATTGACGATCTTGGTATAAACGCTAACAAGGGAATGTCGCATGAGTTAGAGTTAATACGTAGTCTTGGCTACGTAGGTACTATTGCTAATCCATATGGCGCTTTGATGAACGTGCATGACTTGTTTAATGCCTCGTTTGAATTAGGTCTGCGTAACGTATTAGGTGCTGTGTTTAACAAAGGAGATATTGCTTTTAGTCCTGAAGATATGGGACTAGCAAGACAAGTTTTTGGTGAGTTTGTACGTAAAGCTAGAAAAGGTACAGACCAGAAATTGTTAGGTGATCGCATTAGTGGTAACAAGTTTTTAGAAAATGCAGCACAAGCTAGTGAGTCCTTGTTAGAGTGGTCTATGAAGTGGTCAGGGTTTTCTAAGCTAGATCAGTTTGGTAAGAGCCGTATCATGGGTGCTTCTTTTCGTAAAGCAAGACAAGATATAGCCGATAATTCTTTTGATAATAAATGGCAATACAGTTTTAGTAAGCCTGAGATAGATCAATTAAAAAGAGACATAGCTGCTGGCAACACAAAGAGTGAGCTAGTGCGTGATCTTGTTATGTTTGACTTGTTTAGATTACAACCTATTAACGCAGCAGCACAGACTGCTTTTGGTTTAGCTAATCCCAATGCTCGTTTGTTTTATATGTTAAAAGGTTTTGCAATCAAGCAGTTTGATTTGATGGAACGTAGAATCTTTAAAGAATGGAGAGATGGTAACAAGAAACAAGCCTTAGAAAATGCAATGAGATACATTATATTATCTGGTGGTGGTTATGGTCTTGTTAATGAAGGTAGGCAGGTTATTAAGGGTGAAGCTCCTGACCCAGAGCAGGCAGCTATAGGTGCTCTGTACCAGATAGGTTCTGTATTGACCTTTGGTGCTATGGGAGCTAACGATTACGGGTACGATAAATTTATGAGTGATCCTGCTACAGCGTTTATGAATAACATGCTGCCTCCTGTAGGTGCTACTCTTCCTGCTGCAGTGCTTGAAGACACAGCCGATGTAGCTCGTGCTTTAATGGCTGGAGAGGTTCCAGATCCTATACCATCTGAATCACTTAAGTCATTGCCTATTATTGGTAAAACTATAAAGGGGTTTACAGACGAATGAAAGACGACAAACACACAGTATCTTATACTTCTATTGACTATCACAGTATGTGTCAGCGTTCTAAAGAGCGTATCAAGAAGATGCAAGCTGAAGGAATACCTACGCCCCATGACTCTAAAGATAAGCCAGAGGACGTAGGTAAGTCTAACGGTTACTCTATATTCTTTATGTCATAACGCACCTGCGTTGCTATAACTCACAGTTGTTACCTGTGCAAGCTAGTTCCTGACTGCCTTCAGTCATATCAGACTCCTCATTGATGTCCCAGTTGATCTCAGTGGGGAAGTCTTTTACTGCTTGCTTGTAGGTTTTCTTATCAATGGGTTGGTAGGGAGCCTGTTGGAATACATGGTCTGAGTAGGGCAAGAAGCTAACGCCTGATACCTTATCGAACTTGTTCCATAGCCACTGTCCTACTTCAAGAAACTCATGATCCCTATAGTAGCACGTCATCGATGGCTTGTGCTCACACCAGTAGTCCTGATACAACTCCCACAAATTTAACTGCTCTATCGCACCCATGTCTGAGGCTGTCACAGCGCCCTCTGGTGAGGCGATAGGGAAGGAGAATACCTTAGTACTAGCACTGTTTACATCTGTCTCTACAGGGACACCAGCAGCCTCTAGGACAGCGCAAAGAGGGTCACGAGAATCTGCTCGAACTGTCCGTATATATTGTTCACTATAGCGAGGATGGATACCACTAGCGCTATCGACCAACTGACTAACAGTACCGCTAGGCTTAATCGCAGTAATAGCTGTAGAGGGATTAATGTTAAGTCTCTTAGCCCACCGCTTGTTAGTCTCAATTGCTTCTTCTCGCATGTCTGTGAGCCACTTCTTAAGCTTTGCATTGTCTCCTCGTCCTGATAGTAAAGGATGGTCCATGATACCTGTTAGTGATACACCTAGTAAAGCTTCTTCTTCTGTGTTTGTCTTCCAGATATTCCTTAAGTATCTAAAGTCTGTGAGGGTAGCCTGTAAAGTTCCAAGGATAGCCGCAATGCGTACCTTTCGTTTGAGACTAGCGAGCGTATCGTCTGGCCTGACAACAACTTCTGATAGATTGCAGAACTGGTTGGGTCTGAGGATGATCTCACTACATGGATTAGTTCCAAAATCGTAGGTAGCATCTCGTCTGCCATTCCTTTCAGCTTGCTTTTGACTAGCAACTCTGCTGAAGAAACCTCGTTCTCCTGAGTAGGATTCATATAAACTTTTCCATTCTTCTAGGTAAGCAATAAAGTCAGGTGTTTCTGTGTAGCAAGCAGAGTTGTTAGATAGTGCACGTTGTGGGTTAGCATGATACCACTCACCTGTCTTAGCTCTGCGTAGCCTGTCATCCGACAGGTTAGATAGTGATATGAGTGCTGATCGTCTTACTCCACCTACTACTACGATTTGTGCGATCTTACAGCAAAGATCGTGGCATTCAATGGATGTAAGCTTTCGTCCAGCAGCTCCTTGAAACAACCCGGACGTGAATTTGAATAATTCGATGAGAGGTTCTGGGCCACTTGCACGACCTCCGAAAGTTTTAAGTGTGGCACCTGCACGTCGTACTCTGCTAACGTCCCATTGGGGAATTTGACCTGAATACAACAATGATACCAGTTCCCTAAACGATTTCGCCCATCCGATCTTTGAATCCGCAACATTAATAACTGTGTCTGTTTCATGGAACTTCTCCGCAACTTCAGGTAGCTTGGCTATGTACTGTCTCTCAACACTAAAGCCCACACCTGTGCCGCACATGAGAATGTACATCATCTCATCAAATGCTTTAGGGTGGTCTATAGGTAAGTAGCTACAGTTAAACCCTGCTACGTTGTCACGGTCTAGTGCTTCACCTGCTGTCATCAAGGCTCGCATAGATGGCATAACTTCTAGCCCGTCAATGGCTGTTAAAAGTTCATCATATACGTCTTCAAGATCAAATTTATTTGCAAAGTAGTTGACGTATCTTTCTACTGTTTCCTCCCAAGTCTCTCGACGTTGTTCTTCTGCATTGTAACGTGCGTAGCGTGACTTGTGTATGTACTGTTGATATGCGTCCATTAAGTTATTCCTAAAGTTTCGTTTATGATTGCTGCCTGTGCCAAACCTAGAAGTAAGTACACGCCATCAGGGTATTGTTCTGTAGCTGTGACTTCAAATACCTCTCCGTCTTCATACATAATAACAACACACTTGATAGGTCTTTCTTCTTCCTCGTAGCATAAACTACGTGCTGATAACAACGCAAGAAACTCAGAGGTTTTTATGTCGTTGTTTTCTTTGCTTCCAAAGTTACCTTCAACTATTTTCATTGACCATACGCTCCAGAAGTATTTCTAGATAGTGTATTGCTTTACGTATGTCTTCTGCTCCACCCTTGTTTTTGTGCCTTGTAATATATTTAATAGCATTCGCCTCACACCAATCAAGTTTATTAGCAAGAATAAAATCAACTGGCTGTATTGAGTAGCGGTTGTAATGAGATCCTCCTACCTGTTTCTTTATAGCGTGGTCATTAGGATGGTATAGTTTACCATACACTGTCTTGCTTGCTTTGTCCCATTGCTCTGGCGTTGCTTCGTTAATGCTCATGTTCTTCCTCTAAGTCAAACTTCCAACTGTTAATGTTTACTCTATCAGAAAACCTTTCAACTAAATCTTCAGATGTAATTTCTAGCGCTTCCATGATAGTAACTTCATCATACCTAGAAGAAACTCGTTCTAGTATTTCATCAAGAGTTAACACCGTACTTCCCCCGTAGGTATGTCATAGACACAGGCATCTCATCAAACGTACCGTTGTCTACTTCATTGAACACCCACAAACCAGACCATGATCCGTTAGTCTGTGGATTAAGATACTCCTCATCATGCTGATAGTATATACCAGCAAACAAGGAGGTCATTCTGTTTCCTGCTGCGTTTCTGTCGAACGCGATATCTCTGTCTTGTACGTGTCCCATAACACATGACATATGTTTTTTCTGGAGCAGTAGCTTTGCATTTGTAACTGGCCTGCCCATGACACCGCTAGTGAAAAAGTGACAATAAGCAATACCGTCCACAATAACCGGCTGAAGATACGGATGTACTTCCCAGCCCCTGAGATTGAGATCTTCATAGCTCATTAACCCTTCTAGCTTGGCATCG